CACCCTGTTCAGTCCCGTACAAGTACGGCTTGAAATTGGGCTCATCAACACGTGTCGCCGATATGGCTAGATGAAAGCGCATTGCAGCGCGCTCGGGTGAAAACAACTCGTAACCAGTCCTCCACTTCCACGCGGCTAGCTCCGCCAAATTCTCTTTCTTTTCGTCATCGTCAAGTAGATCAGGGTCAACATACTCACAAGTGAGAGATAACCCATTCTCAATCTTCAGACTCGGAACAGGCCGATTACTTGGTCCTAGACGTAAACCGAACTTCTTTGTCGCTCTGTACGCGAGTGGGCCTCTGAAGCCCAAGTCCCACGTAGTAAGACCTAAGGGTCTAATTTTTCCTATGTTCCAGCTAAACCAGGCCAACGCCGCTCGATAACGGAGTGAGCCCTTCAGGCCAGCAATAAAATCATCAAATCCCTTCGAGAGGGTGTCAAGTGATTCAGACTCGCGTAACATTCCCATACGGACAGTCGCAACCACACGATAGAAAGCGCCGAAGCGCTGACAAAGTGTGGAATTAAGCGAACCGTACTCCGGTGAAACACTAGTCTTAGTCCTTTCCACTTCCAATGACAATTGACTCACTGTATCCATCCAGTGCGCACTGAAGTGCGGACCGGAACGGAAAAGTATGTCATCGCCGTTGATCAAACATGGGAAACCCGAATTATCAATCCCAACAGACTCGCCTGCATACAAGAAAGCGATTCTATTCTGCAGACAAAGCAGTGGGAAAGACAAAAAGGACCCCATCATCTGACCTCTCGTCGGAACAAATTCAGAAATACCGTGCTCAAAGTTGAACAACACGGGACGTAAGATTTTCATGGCGTATGCTTTCATAGAGCCCGGCACAGAGACCGTGGACCTTAGCAACTCGTCAAGAATAGCCTCGGCAACCTCTATCGAAAGGTTGTCCGTGGCACTCTTATAATCCCCTGAAGTCAAAGTTTCGCCTTCAACAAAAGAAAAACCAGCGCGCTGTAAGATGTCAGTTGTAAAATCACCGCGGCAGAGCCACTTCTCGCGCGACAACTTATCGTAGATCGCTTTGTGAAGCGGTCTCAGATGTATCGCGTCCGCCGAGAATTTGCTCAAGGGCCGAGGCTTACCGGCGCTTTGGACGACAGTCAGAGCCGAAGACACTCGTAATGGTCGGGTTGCCCCGTCCAAACACGTAGTGAGGAACTCGTCGTGTCTAAACCGACCCCGACATCCGTCGGGGTGAGAAACAAAGCCGTGTAAACCGCCCGCACTGCGGCGATTTTCCAAACATGCTGACAAAGAAGGATCGGTTGCAAGCACACAAGACTCATAAGATCCGGAATCCCACCCGTGAGGGAACAGGTTCCGAACGACTCTACGCGCAAATGCGATGTAACCGCGTGGTAAGGAGGGTGGTGGAGACTGGAAATGGTTAGCGACGGATGAAAGCAAAGGGGCTTCCATACACCGGCATGACGCCGGCTGTAGCTTCTTGATTGAATTCCATGCAAACTCTGCATGCTGGTCCACGGCAGGACTAGCTTGCAGATAGCACTTCGTTTCCCTACTAAGGTCAACACAGTTATCCGAGATTGGCTCGAATTTCGGTGCCTCGCAGTTGTAGAGGTATTGCCAAGTAGCTACCGCTTTCCAAATTGTCTCACAGAGACGGGAACGGTA